GCTGCCGAAAAGGCCAAGCACTGGACCCTGAAACGCGGCTGGAAGCTGGTGCAGGGCGCGGTGCCTGCCTTGACCGCCGAAGAGTACGCCCACCTCGAAAAAACGCACCTGTGCTGCACGGCGGCGGCTGTCTCCGATAACCGGGAGCCGCTGCTGCCCCACTGGCACGTGGAAGGGAGCTGAGACTGTGAGCAAGCCCATTTTTGAACAGCCTGCCGGATATCACTTCCGGGCAGACGGCGTGCAGATGTCTCTGGACTGGCGGGCAAATTTCGGCGCAGAGAAAACCGCTGCTTTGCAGAAAGCACAGTTCGCCACCGCGCAGAAAGCCGCCGCTCTCATCGACCAGTACGTGCCCTTCGATACCGGCATATTGAAAAACAGCGTGAATCAAGCCAGCAAGTTTGACGAAGGCTTGCTGGTCTATAACACGCCCTACGCCCGCAGGCAGTATTATCTGCACGAGCAGGGCGCTGGGCTGCACGGTGACAACCGCCTGCGCGGCTCCTACTGGGGCCAGCGGGCCATTGCCGACCACAAGGACGAACTGGAAAAGTTCGCCCACGATGCCGCAAAGCAGTTTCTGGGAGGGAACAAATGAGCGAAACCGTAAAGCCCACCATTGCCGCCCTGCGGGCATGGCTCAAGACCTGCCCGCTGATCGCCGACGAGCAGGAAGCCACCGGTGCGGCCTTCCGCATTGCCGGACTGGAAGAAGAATCCACCGCATTTTCCATCGAGGACAGCCCCGGTGATCCCATCATCACCGAGTACATCTCCGGCTGGGAAATGGCGAAGAATTACCTCTTCCTCAGCCGCCGGGAGTACAGCGAGGTGGATGCCGTCAGCATCCAGAACAGCGGCTTTTTCGAGCAGCTCACCGAGTGGGTCATGCGGCAGGACGCCCGGCACAACCTGCCCGACCTCTCGGCCTGCGGCGGGGGCAAGACCCCCACCGGCATTGCCGTGACGAACAGCGGCTACATCGTCACAAACAGCGCGGGCAGCTGTAAGATGCAGCTGCAAATGCGCCTGACCTACTACATGCCAAAATGAAAGGAGCTTTGATATGACCGTAGCTGAAGCCATTACCAAGTCCGGCCTGACGCCCAGCGCCAGCTACACCGGCATTGAGACGGCGAACGATTTTGTGCTGGCGTTCCAGATCGAGAGCACCCAGACCAAGGAAAGCCAGTGGATCGTCTGCGCCGACCATGTGAAGGAGCATTCCGGCTCCCTGAACGCCACCACCGAGGATGCCCAGTACATCCGCACCGGCAACGTCACCGAAAAGACCGGCACCCAGCGCACCCTTACCGTCAACGGCGACCGCTGCGTGGGCGATGCTTTTCAGGATTTTGTGCTGAGCCACAAGATCGTGTACGGCACCGGCAGCGATATCATTGTGCCCTACATCTACTTCAGCCTGCGCACCGGCAAGGGCGAGAAAGGCAGTGCTGCCATCATCGTCACCAGCGACGTGGGCGGTGCAGCCGGTTCCAAGGCCACCTTTGCCTGCGACGTGAAGGCCGTCGGCACGCCGGACGAGTTCACGTTTGCGGAGTGAAACGACGCAATGAAAGCCCCAGTGGGGCTTTTAAGTGACAGAGCGGTCTCGCATAGCGAGATGGAGGGGTCTCACCCCGACAAGCTCGACTACAACCCCGCCACCCAGTCCGCTGAGCCTTCCAAGGCCGTCAAGGGCTGATTTTTTTCAAACACAGTCCCCGCTCCGCACCGGAACGGGGATTTTTTATGCCGTGAAACAGTAAAAGAAGCTGGTGCAAATCCGGCACACGGCCCAAGAAAGGAGCCAGAACATGGTTATTTGTGGACAGGAATTTGAATTTTCCCTGATGAACGCCAACGACCTCGACCGCTTTGAGGACGCCAACGAGCGGATGCAGCGCCGGAGCGCCGAGGAGTCGGAGCAGTTCCAGCGCGGCGGCATCCGTCTGGGCGACCATGCACGTGCACAGGCACGCATTGCCATGGACTGCATCGACGAGATCCTCGGTGCAGGCGCATCCGACCGTCTGGGGCTTAACGAAAACTACATGGCACCCATCTATGACGTGATCGAGGAACTGGGCAATGCCTTTGCCGCCGAGAAACAGCGCTATGCCGCAAAGCCTGCCCAGCCCATGAACCGGGAGCAGCGCCGCGCAGCGGCAAAGCAGCAGCGCAAGCAGAAACCCGTGTCCCGCAGCGAGGGTTTCCACCCGCAGGTGGCAAGCCGCCCGGCCATCCCCTATGAGCAGTGGGGCACCATGACCCAGCATGACGCTGCGGAGCTGAGAGAAATCGACAAGGATGCCCGCCGCAAGGCTGACCAGCTGATCGATGCCCGGCAGGCTGTGAATGCCCTGCGGGATGACCCCGACGCCATGCAGCAGCTGGCAGAGTACGCTCTGCAGCTGGCATCCGAGCGCCATGTCTGACCTGCTGCTGGACGAGTTGCCCACCCGGTGGCACGGACATGAAATCATCCCGGATTTCCGGCCCATGGTCTGGCTGGTCAACACCTATGTGCGCGGCCAGACAGGAGATGACCCCATCGGTTTTGCGGTCAGCGCCCTCTGGCGTTTTTACAAAGACCCACACTGTTTTCTGAACGACCCTCAGAAGATCATCGACGCCTACGGGTACATGATCGAGTTCTATAAGGCGGGCGAAAAAGCAGCCGAAGGCGCCGCAGCTGAAAGCAGTACCGCGCCCTCTTCCGGCCTTGCCTTCGACTACCAGTGTGATGCCGGTTACATCGTGGCGGCGTTCCAGCAGGCCTACGGCATCGACCTGACCCGCGAAAAGGTGCACTGGTTCCGGTTCCGGGCGCTGTTCGCGGCCCTGCCGGAGGAGACCCTCATGGCCAAGATCATGAGCTGGCGCACCATGGACCTGTCCGAGTACGAGGGCAGTATGCGTGCCCACTATGCCGACCTGCAGGAGCGCTTTGCCCTGCCTGCTGAGCTGAGAGGGGGTGCCGCCCGTGTCGTTTCGGTCGAAGAGCACGATGCCGCGTTCCTCGCACGGTTCCGGCATTAGCCGCGCCCCGGTGCCCTGCCCCTACTGCGGCCGGGCGCTGCCCGTGTGGGCAGAGCCGCACGCCACAGCTGCCGGTGTGTGGGTCAAATGCAAAAATCCCGCCTGTAAGCGGGAGGTAGAGATCAAGTTATAACAGCCTGTGCCCTTGTGCCCGCGCTCCGAATGAGAGGTGGACACAGTGGCAGATTTCAGCATCACCGGCGAAGTAAGGCTGAACAGCGACCCGGCCGAAAAAAGCACCAGCAAGTGGACGGTAGCCGCCGGGCAGATGATCGCGGACTTTGCAAAACAGGCTTCGTCCAAGCTGGCCGAGGTGGTCAAGAGCGGTGTGGATTACAACGCCACCATGGAAAGCTACCTGACCAACTTCAAGGTCATGCTGGGCAGCGAGGAAGCCGCCGCCACAAAGCTTTCCGAGATCCGCAAAATGGCGGCGTCCACGCCTTTCTCGCTGGACGACCTGACCAGCGGCACCCAGACC